CTGCGTCCGTGGTGAATGTGTATGAATTTGGAGCACAAAAAATACCGCCGCTAAATATAATAATAGCGACGGATTGTGATTAGGTTGTAATAAGAATTACAAATTAATTAAAAGTTTTGATTAAAGAAATAATATTCAGAATCAAAATACACAGCAAAGTAATCGTATTTCAACGATTGATGCCACACTAGTTCCCAATCAATGGCAGTTTGTAGCCACACTGGGAGTGAATCAATCTCAGAAGAATAGCAATCACTCATGAAGTCTTCACAGAATGTTGCCTCATCACGATAACATCCACAGTATGCCTCTTCAAGTTGCTCAAGACTAGTGATTCCATAAGCTTCAAGTTCTTCTTGAAAATGCTTAACGTCAGTGACTGAGTCAGACTCAATTATTTTAGAGATAGCATGATCAAGTTCAGAAAGAGTTTCAGTCAGCATAGCGTTGTAGATGTGTTGTTTGATGAGTGACAATAATCAGGCAGCAATCGGGAAGACTGACACACCGTCAGCCTTGCAGAACTTGTTAACCCACTTGCCGAAAGACTCGACATTGTGGAATAGAATGTCAAACATAGCATCTTCGTCAATGTTGCTGTAGAGGTACTGATTGCCACTCTTGTAGGTAACCAGTGCTTGATTGTGCAGAGGAGAGATTTCAAGCTCTTTGATAGAAGAAGACTTGATGGTGTTACGAGCAGCAGGAACGAAAAACATGTGAATGTAAAATGAGGTGGATAGTGTAGATGTGAAGTCTACATTGAAGGCACGAATGCCCTCAAGGTAAACATCAGCAACCGGCAGGCAATGCGTCGTAGGTTTGTGTGAACTCAACACGCTTGCTATCAACCAGGTTAGCGTTGATCCAGAAACCAAGAGAGATGTTTGGATTGAGCATCAGGTTAGCAATTGCACGACGTGACACGTTGGTGTAGTTATACACAGCACCGCTGGTGTAAAGAACAGAAGCAGTGCCGGTGAGCAAGTCAACTGCAACACCGTCGCAGCAGGAAGAATTACGGATGATGAACATGTGAATGTGTAGAGTGAATGGAGTAGCGATGAATGCTACAGTGAACGCACGAATGCGCTCAGTGTAACAATCAAAGCCAGTGAGACATGTACTCATCGAGCGTATAAATGTCGTCAGTGTCAGTCTCATAGATAAGCTCATCGCGTGACATGTGCCAGATGTCGCGTGTAAACTCGTCAACATTCTGCAAGGTGCAGTCGTCGTGAGCATAGTGAGCATGCTCTGCAATGAGAGCGTGGCGGATGTCGGAAGCTGTGTAAGTCATGCGTTAAGTATGGCAGAGAATGAGGCAGAAGTCAAGAGGCAGTAGACAGTTCACCAATTGACTTGCCAGGTGGATTCGTAAGCACCAGCAGCACGCGCAGCACGAGCAGCAGCAAGGTTAGCACGCTCAGCAGCGAGACACTCAGCAGCGATAGAAGCGAGACGCTCGTCAGAAGCGTACACACCTTGTGAGTTGAAGCGAATGGTTTGTGTTTTGTTCATACTGTTAGTATGGCATAGATTGGATGGAAAGTCAAGAGGTGGTGGGCACCTTGTCAAGCGTCACATGCCATTGAGAAAGTCAGCCATTGCTTCTTCGTACTCCTCGTAGGTAGAGAAACGATCAGCAAAGCGTGTAGGAACTTGCTTCGTGCAAGGTTGCACAGCAGGAAGATCGCGTCCTTTTGACAGGATGTAAGAAGCGTATGGATTGGTTGTTTTGTTATTCATCATGGTTACACCATAGCACAGAATGAAGCAAAAGTCAAGAGGTTGTGGACACCTTACTCACTGTCCTCATCTTCAATGCCGTCTAAGTATTCGTATACATAAGCGTGCATATTGTGGCGATGAGCATCATTTAACCCATCATACCAAAAGTCTACATAACCTTGCAAATCAATCAGCTCAGAGTTCATGAAATACCTCGATTGAGTTAGTGACAACAATGCCGTTTAGTTTGGCTGGTTTGTTACGCTTAGCGCGTTTCTGTTGATCACACCATAGCAGCGTTTTGATTGGCTTAGCGTGTAGTGTGAATGTGACATCCTTAAGTTTAACTTTGCTCATCATCAATTACGAGAGAAGGTGTAACCGTGCTCAAACTCTACAGTCTCATTGTTATCAGTAATGAACCACTCATAATTCTTCTGAAATACACCACAACGTGTGCCATCACACAGTGTGTTGATGATAGCATTCAAACGTGATTTAGTCGTGACTGATTGCCAACCACCATCATATACTTCAACAGTGTTGTCATCAATGGTGGCAATTAGATTCTTGTGCAGGTATACACAGCATACATCACGTGATGGTGAATACATAACCTCTGTGTTGTCTTTACGCCAGTCATTCTTGTTAATAACTGCGCTGCACATTTGACGTTCGATGAGTCGCATAACCTCTGTGTCTTGTATGCATATAGTATGGCACAGCTTAGCACTGTTGTCAAGCGTTCTTTGATTAGTACTGCTTATCATTATTGATAAGATGCTCTAATGTGCGAAGACAGATGTTTTGAGAACGATTCTCAATAACTGCAACACGTAGCATCCCGCTCGCGCTACGCGCTCGCTATGCCAGCGCCACGGTTGGCACAGCGCAACGCAGTATAGCACAGCGCAGAGGAAGCGAGCGCAGCGAGCGGCAGAAAAAAAAAGTGTCCACCCGGCACCCCTTGGGGGGATAATGAGAATCATTCTCAATAAGATAGGTCAGACAAATTTCTGTCATTTTTTAACAAGGTATACTCTACGATCTCGCCAGTTTCCGCCTGTAACTGCAGTAAAAACGTATCTGGACCGGTTTCAACCAGTCCGACGATCAGCATATTAAGTAAAAACATGTGTTTAGCAGAACATAGCTGCGTATATGGTGGGAAATTCGTGTTCAATCAAGCCTTTAACCTGATCTGCGATAAGTTTATGTTCATATTGGGTACCATTAGCACAACGTAGGTCACAATAGTGCAACCAGGAGCGTAGGGTACCGTTCATATAGAGTTTAGTAGGTGTTGAGAGGGGTAGAATATCTCTTGCACATTCTTTAGCCACACCAGCTGCCAACATCTCGTTATATAGGCTTTCACTAAGCTCAAACAAGCTATTAATCTTAATCATAAAGTCTTTTACAGTATAGACTTCTAGATCATCAACACTATTCTGTCTATTCTTCTCATCCTGTCTCCGCAGTTGGGGCAGGAGAGCGTGTTTATCTACTTGAGCGTACCTTTGGGAAAACTCTTGAAAACTAAAGGATCTGTGACGTAAGATTTGAGCAGCAACACTTCGGGTTGTCTCAATCTGTACACACATGTTGACCATCTCAAAAGGTGACCAATGTTTATGTTTAATCAAGTATCTAATCAAACGTTCTGACTCTGGGTTATCCTGATTATCAGGGTTTGATACACGAGCCATATATGCTATAAGCTTTTCAGCATCTGGGGTAGTATGTACTAATGATACTGTATGATACATGTAAGAGGTGGTTAACGTAGTTGGTGGTAGTACTTAATTGATGAGTACGAAAACGAATCATCAGATAAGAAGGAAGGAGTGTCGTTAGACACGAGTTCCTTCCTTCGCAGAAGTCGGGTCCACCCTTCCCTTCTCCTGTATACGGTGGCCCATAAACTTAAATTTTTCTAAACCCAGTTAGGGACTGAGTTCTTACCACCACCTCTAGCTTGTTGTCTTTGGTTGTAATTCATACCCAAAACCATGTGATTTGCAGAGGATTGAGGGTCATCAAAGAACTCTTCTAACATAGCATTCCACTCAGTACGTTTACGTTCTTTAATTGCCTCCTGGGCTGATATACCCATAGCATCTGTAAAGTATTTAACGCCTTGAGCGAGGCAGTCAATTCTGTCGTCATGTTTAACTGCACCTTTTTCACGACACATTCTACTCATTTGGTAGAACAGCATGTACATCAGTCTACGTTCAGGAGCTTCGTCGGGGTTAGACCGGAAGTCCCATTCAATAACGGACTTGTCGATAACGAGTCGGTGTTGATTGAGGACGGGTTCGAGGGAATCAATGATTCGATCTTCTTTTCTAACAGTTGCTCGGACTTCTTCAACATCGCATCTTTGATTAGTTTGTTGGAGGTGTTTTCGGAACAACTCGCTAACAATACCGTCGCCAAAGTTAGTTTCAATGACAAGCTTAGATACTTCATACTTTTTACAACCTTTTAAAATGTCCAGTAATGTTTTGTCTGAGTATCCGTCTTTATAAGCACGCATTTCGTGCAAGTACAAGATACCGTTACGTTGGGAGATATAAGCTGCTGTCGTTTCATCCGATCCACGACCCGATGGGTCAACGCTGCAGATTGTTTCAGAGTAAGAACCCCACTCTCCCTGTAACTGCATTGGACTGTAGAAATAATCTCCAGGTAGTCCGACAGTGGGGAGTTCCTTGATAACATTTTTGGGGTCTGAGCACCAGATGACGGACTCAGGAGCAGACTTAGGGTTAACAGAGGTAACGATAAGGTCTGCACATTTGAGAGGAAATTTGTCAGCATCACTAAGGGAGGTATCGAGCATGAATTGCAACATAAAGTTGCTACGACCCATTGACGCTTCACGTTCAATCAGGTCTTCATTATCAAAACGGTCATCTGTCACGTCCCATTTATCAGCACCACTATCAATATCATCAACCAGCTGAGGTGCTAGGAGACCTTCATAGTTAGATGTTTTACGTGGATAACGTGCCGGCCATACAAAAGGTTTGTAGGACCGCTCAGCTAACCGCTTGTAGACGGTAAACGTAGTTTGAGGAGTACCTAAGTACATAATACGTGAGTCATCCTTAGGTGTAAGGATAGATTCAGCTTCTGTACACAGTTGTAGTAACTTCTCCCTCATTAACTCCGTCATTGAGTTACCAGGAACTTCAATGTCGTCCAGAATCATTAGGTCTGCGCGAGAGCCCGTCAACTGACCTGTGATTCCAACGGACTTTACGCTTGGGGCTTGGTGGGGTGAGCACTTCACATCGAAGCTTACCCTGCTCCACCTTGCATCGTCTCCAGTCGGTCGTAAATGAGAAAGCCATGGCGTTTCAATAATAAGTTTTTGTAGAAAGATAGACATGTTATCTGCACGTTCTTTAGACGCGGAGATAATCATAATCTTTCGCTCTGAATCGTTAAAGAGAGTCCAGAGAACAAATGCGCCTGTGATCCACGACTTACCAACTCCACGGAAAGCTTGAATTTGAAGACGCTTAGGTCCATGTTGAAGATAGTCTGCGATAGCATATTGCGCACGTGTAGGGTTAGGCAGATCTAGCTCAGACCACAAGGCTTGTAGAAAGAGCTTAAAGTCACTTTTTAATAGTTCTAATGTATTCATCGTTTCTCCAGGTTTCGGGTCCATCAGGTTTATCAATTAAATATTGTTTTACTGTAAAATCAGACCGATCTGTGACAAACAACGGGTCATGTACAAGAGATTCGTAGTGTATATCAAACCATCTGTTTTGAGGTAACTCATTTTTGAGTTGTTCAATGTAAGTATAGCAATGATCTACAAATGTACTGTAAAAATCAGGATGATCAGCATAATCTTTATACCATTCAATGTTCCCCATACTTTTAATTATATCTTGTTTGTCACGATACATAAAAGCAAATTGAGCTGTAGGAAACATGAATGATAGTTCGATAACAGCCTTTAACAGAAAAGGAGCTTGAATAACACTGTTCATAGGTATGTCAGGGTTATAATCAAGCTCATCAACAAACTCTCTGCCAGTTTGCCTGGCTATAATGTGGCTAGCAAGCCGTGAGCCTGCTCTCTGTGGGCCTGTAACAAAGATTGGGTGGGTCATAGGTACAATCTAGCGTGGAGGGGTGGTTAAGGCTTTCTGTAGCCCGTTCTAGCACGTCTACGGAGATCATACTCAGAGTAACCTTCCTCACGTAGTTGTTGTTTAGTTTCTTCAGCAGCGACACCAGTTTCTTGAAGGTTTCTACCAGTAGCACCTTCTACAATAGCGTCCAGCATTTGATAACCAGCAACACCTGCTAAAACTGGTGGTGCAAATTTAGCTGCGCCTCCAATAAAAGACATAGCAGCTTTAGGTAATACCTTAGAAGCGGCTTGAGTAACGACAGGCGCTGTTTTTTTAATACCTTGCTCAACTAAAGCACCCACGCCAGCACCTGCTGCAGTTTGTTTACCTGCTTCTATGTAATCACCTTGTAATGCAGCTTTAACTGCCTCAGGTTCGATAGCAGTAGCAGCACCTGTTACAGCACCTAATACATTTTTTTTAATGGCATCAGCAAAGCCATCTAAACCAAAAGACAAACGAAAGCTACCTTTGTCTTTAATTACCTGGTAAGAACGTTGCATTACACCAGGTGCTTTTCTAATAATATCTTTACCAGTTTTTACTTCAGTTTGTGATCGTCCAAGACCAAAAATATCTTCAGGACCACCTTGTTCTGCAACATAAGAAGTAACAATTTGGCGACGTGAAGCCTCCGGACCACCTGGTTTTAAAACGTCTGCAAGGTCTGCTTTTTGCTGCTCCAATAGCGGTCTGTATGCATTAGCAAAGTCTTCAGGTGTTTTGATATTTTTAAAATCAATAGTGCGGCTAATTAGAGGATCACCAGTACCTCTAGGGTGAGCAATAGCCATCTTAGTTTTGTCTACATTAATTTCACCTAATGCTTTCAATTCGGCACCTTTACCGGTTCTACCTTGGTGTGTAGCTTCAGCAAGACTGGTTAAATTTTCTCGAACATTACCAAGAACATAGCCTTCATCCCTTAGAATTTGAAGACCCATTTCTCTGACACCTGGTTCTACATTTTGAACAAGGTCGCCAGCAGTACGTAATGAATACATGTGATGAGCAGGGTCATCAGGAAGAACTCTAAATGAGTTCATAATACGTTCTTCCAGATTCCTGCCCATATTAGCAAGTTCTTTTTGACTAAGACCCTTACGACGGGCATCGTCAATCATGTCTGCATAAGTACCAGACGTATCGACAGCCAGAGCATTTAAAAAACGGTCTACTTTTTTTAGTGCGCTAGGAGGTTTTCCAGTAACTTGCTTTCTAACTAGAAGCTCTGCTTTGTATTCTTTTAGTGTTTCAATAGCCCAATTTTTTAAATCGTAAAGCTCTTTATCCATTTAAGCAATATGCTCCAATAAAACTTTTTCACGGAGCCTATTGACTCCAAATTTGTCCCTCATCCAGTCCAGGACGGGGGCACTTCCTTTCTCCTGATTACAACGGGTACAGGCACATACGACATTCGTTGCGACATCCTGCCCACCGCGAGCCCTAGGATGAACATGATCGATAGATAACTGACTAAGGTCATAAGTTTTTCCGCAATAAATACATGTATGGTCAAAGTGTTCCTTAATAGAGCGCCTCCACAGGCGCTTGGCTTCTGGTGAGGTCATAACTATTAAGTTGTAGAGGTAATCGTCAGGAGTTGGAAGTAACGGGGTCATGCTCGGCCTTTACGTGCTCGGTTTTTAGATGCTTTTTCAAGGAATGTTTTACCATTCTTTTTGTGTGATACATCTTTACCGTCACCATTGCCATAGGTTCCCCGTTTTCTGTTTTCTTTATTTAGTGCAGCTCGTTTTTTGATCTGCATTGAACTTGAGTCGTACTTTTTTTGGTACGTTTTGTAGTTACCGTTAGCGTATTTAGCGCCGCTGTGCTTAGAGCTTCGTGCCATAGAGTTTACGCTGTACAATTTCAGGATCAACAGTAGGCATTACTGCTGCAAGTTTATCAAGTGGGTTACCATCAAAGGCGACACCACTGATGTCATTTGTTTTGAGCCAGTCACAAGCTGCTTTTAGGTCTTGAGTAGAAGCCTCACCCGATTTAATACGGGCAAGGAATTCTTTAGTAACCAAATTATGCAGCTCGTTAAACTGATCTTCAGTCGCTTTCTTCTTCGACATTAACTTCTTCCACTACTTTTTTAGTACGGGTAGATTTAACTTCATAACGAGTTTCACCTGGTTCGTTATACAACCTGCTAAGTTGTTTTTCAGCTTCTGCTTTTTTAGCAAAATCACCGAGCACAACATCAGTATAAGTATCTACAAGTTGATAGGTCATAATTAAGAATTTTTAAGTGCTATTTGATCTAATTTGTTTTCAATACGTACCATGTGATCTTCCATACGGCTAAGTAATTCAGATAACTCTGCTTTTTTTACGTAGTCAGAAGCAACAGTCAGCTCTATACCGTCAAGTCTACGGTCAAGGGCGCTAATACGTTCATGGACGCTGTTTATTCGATTGTGTAATCTGTTATTTAAAGCAGCACCGCCTGCAACCACTGCAACGGCTATGCTGACAATTGCTTCACTCATTTTCTAGTGCTACGATAGGTACAATATCATTACATAGTACTTCAACACGTGAACCGGGTCTAAAGGTAAACCCAGCTTTCATAATTTCAGTACATTTAAGAGCACGAACAAGTTCGTAATCAAGACGCATCTTTTGTTCGTGTTTACGTGCAATAGCTTTGCAGGTTTCAATCATACCACCATCCAGTGGTACTGAAAAATTTAACTGTACGCCATAGTTATTGCTACGTACGTACCCAGTGTAATCATGAGGAATAGTATCGTTGCCCATATAAAAGGGCGAGAATTGCATGGTGGTTCCATTACAACTATTATTGGCTGCAAAGTATTGACGAGACGGTGCCCCATTATTTTGGAATTGCACCGCCTGATTAGTCACATTACCTGTAGCTGCTGCCACAGGATTTGATGTATTTTGAACCTTTGGTTCTTCGTTAGCAAATGCAGGACTTACTGAGAGAAGACCGACAAGGAAGTAGTAGTGGAGACCTGTTGAATGGTTTCGGTGACCAGGCTGTCTTCGATTAGACCCGCTGCCCGGTTCACAATCTCTAGTTGAAACTGCTCCCCTGCATTGGTTACTGAGTAGGTCGTTGCTGTGTCTGCGATGTCTCCGCTGGGTGTTACGTTTGTACCAGACCATGATGAATAAGTGCCACCATAAACATTGGTCGCAATTGTACGATCAATATCAATGGTAGTAGTAGTAGTGGATTGCATCGAACCTTGAGTAAAGTTCGGTGTTACTTGTGCGGCTGCTGGGCTAGCCAACATCATCAACAAAATAAGACGTTTCATTCTTCTTTCTTTTTAGGATCAGGAGGTTTAGGATTCGTTTTACTGTTAGATGTAGTCAGCCCAAAAGTCGCTAATGCGCCTGTAAAGACAGAAGCTACAAATGTAATATCACCACCGCTTTGTCCCTTTTTAATCATAGGTAGGTCTACGTAATTAAGAGTAATAATAAAACCACTCCATACGACAACACCTAAACGGACAAAGGTACCAAGGATCTGTAATTCATCCTCAGTATTCTCCTTAACTTTATCTAAGAAACCTTTGGTTCCTTCTTTTTTGTCAACTTGCTCCATGTTTGTTTGAATACTGGTTTGAGTATCATTACAATGTATTTGAACAAAGACGTGGCAGTTAGGGTGGCAGCAACACTAATAAATGCTGTTGTAGCTGCTGTAGTCATGATCGTAGTCGTCGGCATTGGGACTTCAATGTCCGTAAATGGGACTTGTATGATCTGAGCTTCAGGTGGTAGGTCTATATTCGGTTTTGTAGTTTGTTTTTTAGAATCAGTTTTCTCCTCCTCTTGTGGAGGTTCATCCCCCACATTAATCCCCTCAATACCAGGTGGTGGTCTAAGGGTGTTAGGAGGTACTACAAGGGGCTTGTAACTAGGTAACTGAGCCCTTGGTACCTCCAGTACCGCTTGGGGCAGCTCAGGGGCTGCTGGGAGGGTTAGAGAAGGGAGAACTGGTGGTTCACTCCAGGGGTCCACCGAACAAACCGCGTTCGATAAACTTCACTGCTTGATCGTCAACAGTGTTGTCAGATTGCTCAGCAAGTTTGGCAAGCATGTCTACAATAAGACGTTTGACTTTTTCAGAGTTAAGGAATGAGAAAAGAATTGGACGGATAAGGGTGATCATTCTTCAGTAGGAGTAGGTTCAGGGGTAGGTTCCGGAGTAGGCTCAGGCTCAGGAGTTGGCTCAGGCGTAGGTTCCGGTTCTGGAGTAGGCTCGGGTTCAGGTTCTGGCTCAGGCAGTGGTTCCCACCGGCTGTACTCAGATCCAGTCACGTACTCAGCAAGGGCTGCAACGTCTGCACAGGCAGCAATAGCAGCCTCCTTTTCATTGCTAAGGGTGCGGATCTCAGTACGACGGGAGAGAACCTCGGCAGGAACAGCAGCACTGTTCTCTGCCTGGCGGACTACGTACCAGTCAGTAGGAGTAATCAGGGAGTTTGCGGCTTCCTTAACCTTTGCAGTCCAGAGTTCTTTAAGTTGATCAAGATCTTTGGGGTTATCAACACCCCAATAGAACCGTTGGTCCCAGGACGCCACGGGGGCATCAGGGACTTCAACGATACCAATGGCTTGCTTTTCCTCCAAAGAAGTCAGGCGCAGCCAATTAGACGGATATTGCATTCCGTCGTGAACAAATGCCTTGTCATATTGCAAGGTCTTACCATCAAGTTGTAGCATAGTAAATAATGTTAATTAGCGTGCGCGGGCGGTTTTGAAGGGGTTAGACGCAAATGATGCCCAAATATAGGTATTACCAGAAGCGTTTGATCGAGAATGAGTAGTTCTTAGTTTAAAACCATTACTGAGAATATCTATACCAACTGTCGTATCTTCTTCAGCGCTGTTATTCCATTGCAAACGCTCATCAGCAACGTTGCTAGAGCTGCGGGCTGAGTCGTAAACTTGCCAACCACCTGCAGCGTCTATGTTTTTATACATTACCCAACGAGGTTTGAACCCGCAAAATACGAACGGACCGTCGCTATTTCCTGTGCCTTCATACGAACCGAAGGATGAAAATCCAGATACAGACGAGAAACAGTAGGCCAGATAAGTGTCGCCATTGCTGTTATTTACAGCGTTACCGCTTCCTAAAGTAAAAACCGAGTTTGACGGATCAGTATTGTTAAACCACGCGGCATTAGTATGTGCTGCATCTGTAAGGTTCAAAAATACTGCTTTCGTTGCGCCTATAGCCCTGTTGTATGTAAGCCAATTTTCATTACCAAGCCTCTTTATGATAATGAAGTCAGGTGCAGCATTGAGGCCATGCCCAACTGTTGCTCCAGAGGTATTGTTTCCTGTATAGGAAATAACCGAGAAGCCATTTGTTTGCGAGGCTCTGACACTAGAAGTAATGCTGCCGTCAGTGTTGCTGACCGTTGACGTTCCACCGTCCCAGCACCATGCACAAAATGTCCCGCTGCTTTGATTAACGTCAGCAGAATTACCGAGGGTAAATCCATCGCTATCAAAACTTGTGACCATCCCCGAGCCGGTCCCTGGTGTGCCAGACGAGTTAGAAACAGCGAACTTATTTGCACCTCGTACAGTGTCAAAGAGCAAGTTGTTTCTAGTAGTGTTTCTTTGCTTAATCCAAACAAGGTCTGGACTGAAAGAAAATTCACTCCGCTCATGTGTTGAACCTGTGCCTGTGTAGAGGTCTATATCAAACGCCGTCGAACCATCGGCAATCGTTGGGTCCGGTAGATTCGTCGTGCAGAGACTAAGGAAGCCTGTTGGTGGCGTGTACGCAAATGGGCGTTGGCCGAAGTTGACATTAACTTCATAAGAACCACCACCGCCTTGAATCAACGGAGCCAAAGGCGCATAAGAAGATAAGCCAGCAGAAGTGTAAGAAATAGTCAGAGTGTTGTTTTTATACCAATCAATCCTGTCATTATCAAAATCAATAGCACAACCAATAATGTCACCAGTTGTGTACTGTCCTTGGCTTCCTGTGGTTGAGGCGTCTAGTTTCATTAACTCGCCAGAATTTCCCTGCCCTCGCCATACAGCACGACCAGTGTTTCCGTCAAAAGCATATGAGCCACCAGCAAAACCAACATAAGTCTCAGTGCCAACGTTTGTGACCGTTGCCTCGTAATACCACTTGCCAGAGCTTACAAATATCGTGCCCCTGACGCTTTGATTTACTGTTGTGCCAGTAACTTCTAAGTTTCCGTTTGCAAGGGTGAGCGTATTTTTGTCTAAGGGATTTAGTGTGCAGTAGTTCCCGCCATTGTTGCCGGAACCTGCCTCGTAATTCGTCGGCGTGTCGATCAGGCTGTCGATGTTTGCTGGAACACCATCAGTCAAAACAACGCCATCGACTTTAATAGCGTTAAACCTAAAAGCATTACTGGTGCTAGACGAAGCAACTCTTCTCAATACAAGTGTATTTAAAATTCCGTCAGACGGTGCTGTAAGCGTGGTGTAACTTCCACTCCCAGGAACGCTTTGATGTGAACCACCGTCAACTGAAACCGAACCAGTAGCATTAGCCTGTTTGTCAGCAGTATAAATTTCAAGTGTACTACAACTTATGCCAGGACTAAATGTTACGGTAACATCAAAAGTTCCGCTTGTTCCGGTTGTTCCAGGATAAAAGCCAGTGCTAGTGCTGCCGTCAAACAGTGTTGTAGCTGCGCCTCCAAAAAGGTTTCCGCTAATACCATTACTGTAGACAATGGCTGAAGCCGTCAGGTTATTAACCGTCCAAGTATTGCTGTTGCCGCTGCTATCCGTTCCAAGCGCAGCGTTGCTGCTGTTGTCCGAGAAGTCGAGGTGGAAGCCATTTACTCCTGTTACCCCAGAACCGACAAGATCATTGTTGACAAAGATACCAGAGACACTGGTAACACTTACATTGCTTCCATTGGTTGCTCTAACCCCAGTCCAGTTGACTGAACCAGAAGCAGTATAAGTAATTATTGCTCCCTGACCTTGCGTAGAACCAATAACATTATTGGCGTTTGTTTGAACTGTGACCCAGCTGCCGTCAATCTTAAATTCAATATCATGGTTACTTGTATTATTAAAGTACAAGCATTTAGCGCCAGCTACATCACCACTCGACAACGGGATAGCAGCGGACCATTCAAAACCCCCACCATCTTGTCGAATATAGTTTTGACTGACAGTCAACTCAGTACCACCAAAAAGAAGTGATGCTAAGGCAACACCATTACCATTTGGTCCAGTAGGTGTTATTTCAGTGACACTGTTAGGAACTGTTCCTGAATAACCACTCGTTACGTTATGAGAACCTGTGAATTCAATCGGATTCCAGACACCAGTATCGGCGTCGTATTCACCGAAGTCAGTCGGCGCAAGTGCTTGACCGTCGATAAAGTGAACGTCGGCTAGGTAGCCGTCAAAATAAGCATTGTAGTTATTTGTGTAGTTTCCAATACTATGTCCATAGTTTTGACCATAAGGTAAAGATTCGCCTTGGTCCGGATATGTTCCACTAAGCGTTTGTTGTATTCCATTAACGTAAATCTTTACTCGATTGGATGCAGTTGCTTGGGTCGTATCTACTGAAATAATAATGTGATACCAAGAGCTTACATCTCTAAATGTGGCGGCTGTTTCTAATGTTTTCCAAGAACTTCCAGTACTATTAAAAGCAAACTTAAGCTGATCATTTGTAGGATTAAATCGAAACTCTGTTCTTGGTACGGTGGTTGATTGTCCGGGAGAAGATGAAGCATTAAATATATTTTGATCCGTGCTTAAAACTGAACGCTTAACCCATAAAGCAATTGTAAATGTTTTGGGGTTGCCAGAACTTGAGAATGTTTTGTTTAAGTATGTACTGTCACCACTGTTAAACCGCAAGCTGCGGTCAATCTGGTAACCAGCAGCAGCGCCGCCTTGTCCTGCGGCACCTGCTAGTTGATTATTACTAATTACACTCATGAATAAGCGAGGGTAGCGACTGCATGGATTGAACCAGTCGTACGAACGACATAATCAATACGATCAACAGCTGCTGCAGTTGTCGTTAGTGTCGGTGCAGTACCACCAGCAAAGTCCCAATAAGAACCCCACGCGGCTGTACGGCTACCAGTGCCATCTTGGACAAGGAAGATAGAACCGGATTGACCAGCAGTTAGGTTGGTAGGGTTGGCAATTGTTCGGTTGCCACCGAGTGTCAAAGTGTAGTTATTAGATGTTGCAAAATCAGGCGTTACCGTAGCGCCATCGGTCAACGTAGTGATAGTGCCACGCTGAGCAGCACTGTAAGTTTGAGCTACGTCAGTCTTTGCAGTGTCGGCGTCATACCCTTGAATGGTTACGCCAATATCAGCGGTATTAGCCTTGGCCGATACGTCAGCTTGTGTAGAAACAAGGCTTGACCCTTCCTTAACATACAGTTTGTCTTGATCAGTTGCATAACAAATCTCACCCTCTTGAATATCAGAGACTGAGCTATTAAGATTAGAATATGTACCTCGCGCTACACGCAGAGGAGTCCGATTAGCAGGTGTTGGCATTAGAATGATCCTCCGTCGAATGTTGTTGATGTTTGTACTAGTGAACCGCCGGTAGTAAAATTGCCTCCATCGACAATTGCAATAACTTCAGCGTCGTCTACAGTCCATTTATTGGTTGCAGTTTTATATCTAAGGACTTGGTTGTTAGCGATAGGTTCCGTACCATTGATGATATTGGTAGAAGTAACTGCAAATGGATACGATCCAATACCAAAAGTTCCTAAGGAACTATTAACACTCAGTTCTCCATATAAGACACCACTAATTGTGTTATCAGTAAGAGAATGAAAGGTCGTAGTATCTGTACGTTGAGTACCTGCATTATTCCAGTTTACATCTATAGAGTCACCACTAGAGAGCTGATTTATTAAATTATAAAACTGGAGGTTTGTGCTTTTCTCAAACCTAATAATAGCATTACCGCTGCTGTGGATCCCTATATATTGATTATAACCAGTAGGGTTGGTTGACGATGAAGGCCCAGCTAGAGTTGCCGTATTAGATGAAGGCTTATAAGCAAAATCAGTCTGCGTAATAATGGAAGATGCAATATCAGCAAAGCTAAGAACACCGCCACCATTTGTAGTAAGAGCTTGACCATTAGCACCAGTATCATTAGGTAGTGTCAGCGTATAGTTAGCACCGGCACTATGTGGTGGCCCTTTAATCTTGACGCCATGAGAGTTGTTTTCACAGTTGAGCGTCAGCTGTCCAGCACCATTCGTTGAATCACCCTTTACAACAGGCAGGGATTGAGTCAAATATCTGTTCTCAGGATCAGCAGCAAAATACTGCTGCCATGCCCACTTAGATGTAGACGAGTTGTACTGCAGTCGGATAGTCAGATCAGTAGATCCGACAAAGCCTGTTGGTACACCAGATACAGCACTGTTGCTTTCAACACCAGTAGAATTAACAACCTCTACGCGATCCTCGTTAGCAGGGCTAGCAGGAAGGTTGGCGAGGGCGGCAATTGGTGTATAGAATGCGGCAGCAGACACAGCTGCAGAAGCAGCATTTGCAGTTGCACTAGCAGCATTAGCTGTCGTAACAGCTGCAGTTGCATTTGTATCTGCAGTGTTTGCGGTTGCAGTAGCTGCGTTTGCGGTTGTAACTGCTGTGTTAGCTGTTGTAGTGGCAGAGTTAGCAGTTGCAGTAGCTGTATTCGCATCAGCCTGAGCAGCTTGAGCAGCAGTAGTTGCTGCATTAGCAGCTGTTGTAGCTGTGTTAGCTGCGGTAGTTGCTGCTGCAGCATCTGTAGCTGCTGAGTTAGCAGTAGTAACTGCACTACTAGCATTTGTAGATGCAGTGTTTGCAGTAGTTACAGCGTTAGTTGCATTTGTAGATGCGGTATTAGCTGTAGCAACAGCAGCCGAAGCATTTGTGTTTGCTGTGTTTGCGGTTGCAATTGTAGAATTTGCAGTAGTAACTGCGTTATTTGCTGTTGTTGTTGCAGCGTTTGCAGTGGTAACTGCTGAATTAGCTGTAGTAACAGCAGACGCAGCAGTCGTGTTTGCAGTAATAACTTCGTTATCAGTTTCCTGAGTTGCAAAGTTATTTTGGGTGAAGTTAGCATTTAGATCTTCCGCTTTGATTGCTGATCCTGGGAAGAATGTAGCCTTAAGAGAGCTAATATTAGTATCGCGGAAGATACGAATTGTTACTCCATTAGCGGGAGCAGTAGTGAAGCTAAGGGTAGTAGCGTTGGCAAAGGTAAATGCAGTTGAAGCGGTCCCGTCAAGTGTTACCTTGACTTCTTCTTGCTCTAAATATTCAAATGTAAAGGAGTAGTTCGTAGTTGAACCATTCCCTGTAAAAGTATTGGATGTTACAGCCATAACGCTTTGTTAAAAAATTACCGAGAGAATTGTTCCATGTAGTCAAGGAAACGTTGAGCTTCGTCTTGTTTCCCGTTGCTAAGTAGATCTGTACTAACCTCTTGAATATAACGTCTACGAGTCATGTCAGAGTGAGTCGGTGAAGCAGCAATTGCTAGGTCCATTGCATACCTAAGCTCTTGATCAATTGCAGAATGAATACCTTCAAACGTGCTTAGATCAGGATTTAGACCAGCATTAACAGCTTCCATATAGCGTTGACGGAATCCTTCGACTCCACCAGGTACACGCTTCATAACACGATCAATACCTTCTGCAAACAACTCATCACGTCCCATAATCTGAAGGATGTCAGAACGTTCTTCATTGGTTAGTTTAACTTTCCTGTAAGTGTTTAGAGTAGGACGTGCATCGTATTCAATATCAATCAAGAATTGTTTACGTGGACTAATCTTACCGTTAACTTTCCAAGGCATATACGTATTCCAAACCCTAGACATAAGGTTGTCAGGGACACCAACCTCACCACCATCAATATAGTCATACTTAGCAGGAAGCTGACCTTTGGTAAGTGGGTTGCGGTTACGCATCATGTCAAACAGTTCCGTCTCAACTTCCTTAAGACCTGGGTCCATCAGGCGAGAGATTTCTGCAAGTTGGCTAGAGCCTGGTACGGTAGCGCTAGTAAGGAAACTAGAACTCCATTTAGTAAGAGCGCCGGGGTTACCACTAATAATATCCATAAGCGGTTCCAGACCAGACAAAGCTGTTTTGTCAGTAATAGCAGAGCTGAGGACAAAACCTAACTTACGGAATTGCTCGCCAATCTCATTAGATGCAAGACTATCAAAGTTATCAATAATATCAACTGACAAAGACAGCCAAGTTGTAATAGGACCAAGGTTATCATAACTCACCCATTGACCGCCAGGCAGTCGAATAGAACGAGGCTTCCAATCTTGATTCCTACGTGCAGCTTGTTTCTGCTTGTCATAAAGACCATTACCAGTGATGTTATCGTTGAGCGCAGCATAGACTGCACCACTAACCATCAATGCACCCAAGGCTTTACGCCCCTTAAGGTCAGCACGGATCTCTTCGTATTTAGCACGTACAGTGTTAGGAGTTACTTCAACACCACGGGCTGCCAAAAGCTGCTCAACCTCTTGATAAGGCATGTTTTCAAACGGTTCTTTAAACGCATTCATGTCCTTAACAAACACACCTACTGGGTTATAAGAAGCTGACAGTGCCAGTTCGTTCAGAGGTGTTTTGGTAAACAGCAAGAATGGTCGGAGAACAGGAGCACGCCTAATAACCTGAGACACAGCATCTGTAGCTACGTTGTCAAGGTTAAGTGCAATTTCACCAGCAGATTTACTAACAGCTTCGTCTGTAATCAAGCCGGTTTTATCAAACATTTTGTTGTACACCTTTTGTGACAACTCACCAGCTTTCTCTGCATCAAATGCTAGAAGACCACCTTTGGTAATGTCATCATATGCACGGCCACGGGCTTCAGCAAAGCCAACCATCGATTGTGTAAATCCATCCAAAGCTTGCATAGAACGTTGTCCAAACCGAAGCCAGGGATGATTAGCAAGGTCTTGCATGTTATTTACCATCTCGGCAAATACCTGCGGACCATAATCACCTTGAGCAGCCTTAGCATCAGCAAATGAGTTAATAAGCTCAAGCTGTCTGGAAGGCATACCGTAGTCTTCACGCAGTGCAACTACTTCAGGATCCATACCTGACCGTTTGAACACCTGCTTCATGTAAGCAAATGAACCTTGTAGTGAATCACCAAACGCACTGTATTGATACCAGCCTCTACGTACAGTAGACATGTCGCCGTTAAGCATACCGCCCACCATGCCACGCAATGGTCGTTCAATAAGTTGAGCGCCTGCTGCCAAACCTGCTTTGATTGGTGTACCAAAAGCACTCAGTGTACCGTTGTACAGGTTTGAATAAAAACCTTTGAGAACAACAGAGGGGATCTCAGGGTTAAGGTCAATAAACGCTTTCCTCAGAATACCAGTAGATTCTTTCAGATACCGGTTCATCTTAGTGATAGTGTCTACATTACCGTCAGACAACTCATAAGCAAGCATCAAAGGGCTAAGCATTTCAGGTTGTGTGGTTGCGATTTCACGCAAGTTATCAACAGTAAACTTAGCTTCCTCTTTAATCTTAGCTAGAGCTGCTGCAGTCTCATCCTCTGCACCTTTAATAGCAGCTTGGATACGGTTTGCTTCTGCAGTAGTAATAGAATCTGCATCAGATTTAGACAGTTTATTAAACAAACCAAACATACTCTTAAACCGTTTGTCGGAATAAGCAGTCATGTTCTTCTGCACCGTTAGAAACTCAATACGATCAAGGATCTGTTCCTGTGCACGTTCAATAGCAGGTGTACCCTCAGTAAGGCGCATACCTTGTGCCATGTCGGAGATCTGTCCAGCAAAAGAAGTACCTACGTACGCTTGTGCACGCATGTAATCCATGTTGACAAAATCATCCATGTACTTATTCAACGCACCGACAACACCCTTATAGGCTGTTTCAGATAGCACAGAGACATTAGTAGTCTGATTAAGTCGTTGGTACTGAGCAAGGCTTGTACGTAGTTGATCTACGTTTTGTTCGTAGAACGTAGCAGCCAGACGTTCACCAGCATCTTTAATCTGTTCGCTACTAATCTCTGTACCTGTTGCAGTACGGTAACCGTATTCATCTGCTTCAGTCAAGACATCAGCAAGACCTTTTTGTACTGCCTGTTGGTTTTCAACACCCTCAAGGCTAAACTTAAGAGCACCCTCAGATATTGAGTTACCAATACGACCATACACAGTATCAATGTCACCAGCAATACGTGCAGCATCGATAGAAGCACCAACAATACCCAGGTCGTCTACAGAACGTGAGCCAACCTCTTGATAACCATAAAGATCATGGTAACCAAAGATAGGATTGTTAGGATCGTCAGCCTTAGTTACGTTGTAGCTACCAAGTTCATCCAAAGAATCAGAACGTTTTGCAGCAGATGTTTCGATAACATCCTCTACATCACCTTCTGCTACGCGCATACGCTCTAGAGCAGCAGCAGCCTTCTCAGTTTTAGGGACTGGTGCACCCTGTTGCAAGCCACGTACACTACGGAATAGCTTGTTAAGACCAAGCAGCATGTCAGTACCAATACCAAGGTAGGCACCTTCTGTTACGTTCTTAGCACGCTTAGTTTCAGGGCTGTCGCTATCAAGTGTAGCAAGATCTTCAGGTACCCAGCCAAACCAGCGAGGCCATGTCTTACGAAGTGTACCAGCTAGGTTGTCGTCTTGCTGGTTGATCTCTACTGTGTAATCTACAGCAGCACCAGCTCCAGCAGTAAATGCCATGTTGCCTAAGTGCTTGGTAAGAGGATCGTTAAGGAACTTACCTAGCTTGGTAACCTTACCTACTTGACCAGCGCGAGCGGCTAGACCAGCAGCTCCAGCACCACCAAGTGCTACAGTTGGGATAACAATAGAAGAGATCTCTCGAACACTTTGGTTAACGTCGTTTTCAAATTTAGGAGCCTTAGGAATATCTACATTAGGAATGAGATTAAGTGCATCAACTACAAAGTCTGATACACCAGCTACAGCTGCCTGCTTAGAAGTAGGGTCTGTGTAAAAACTTTCAGGCTGACCTAGGATTTGAGGTTCTTCTGTTTGTTGCGGAGGTGCCTCTGCAGGAGCAGCCGTAGCTGCAGCCTGGGACACCTCAGGTTGTTCAACTTCTGGCTGAAGCTGCTCCAGATTAGCATCGATGGTTGCTTGCTCTTGGGCAAGTTCAGCCTTCTGCTCTGGAGTCAGCTCCGGGAGCGTACCCCCTAGAAGTTGATCTTCATAATCATTCATAATTACTGATTAGTAAACTCTTCGCGTGCAGAAATCATAGCAGGACGAAGCTTTTCTCGACTAATACTTGCTTTGTTTACACCATCATTATAATAACTACGGCCGTTTCTATACTCGATCGAAGCGTATTCTTGTGACAGTTCATCCATAGCTAGTTCAATGTTATCACTTTTTCCTTGCAAATACGCTGCAAGGTTTTCTCTACCAGGTTTATTGAACAAAGTACCCATAAACATCTTAAGTTGGTTTTCAGGGGTAAACTTTTCATCCAATGAAAGACCAACACGTTGAGCAGCTACTTCAGGATATAGGATTTGGTAAGAACCTGCTGCAGCAGAAGCTCGTCCATCTTTTAGTTTTTCTTTTTGAAGCTCGACAACCTCTGAAATTGACATGTCAAGCATTTCTGGGTAATTTTCACCTGGAAACATTGAGGTAGGGCTTCCTTCTCCAGAGCTAACCAAGGCTGCTAAACCTTGCACACCAGGCGGCAAGGGTTGATTCAAACGAGTAGGGGCGGTAGCAAGTGTGCCATCCATCATTCTATCAGCCCTACTCATACGGCTCAGGTGGCTACCAGAGTTACGGTAAGTGTTAATCAACCTACCAGTAATTGGTGTAATTTTATCAGCAATAGCCTGAACCTGTGTATCCATAGCAACAGGAGGTTGAGAGAGACCACTAGCAAGGAAGTTGATAGCAACCAAAGGTGATACACCCATAATAGCTGCACGCCTTCTAAGTTGTGGCGTCACTTCACCTCTCTGCATAGGATAGTAATCTTCATAAAAATCATTCTGACCATAAGCATTTACAGCAGCATAAGCATCTTTTCTAAAGTTAGGTGTCTGGGAGCTTTCAATAAAATCCCGATCTTTTTGCAAAGCTTCCTGATAATTTACAGCACCTTGAGCCTGACTTTGAACAGTCTTAGTATAATGACCTTTAGTGCTGATAGCACCGGTAGTAGCTTGGATACTGGAGATGATACCTAACCTACCAGAAACAGCTTCTGAAATAGGCACACCATTCAATACATCGTTTTTAAGCTGTTGTAATTGTTCAGCCTTAAAGAGGATAGTAGTCCAATGATCTTTGTTACCTACACGACCTTTAGCAACCCTTGGGTGTTCTGTAATCGCATTACCGACAGCAGTGACACCATCCTGGTAGGTTTGATCTTGCATAAGTAAATCTTGTTTCTGAATCAACGGTGTATACTTTTGCTTAAGTGCAAAGCTAACACCCTTTTGATCAAGATCCTGTAGAGTAAGAGTACCTTTGTTCAACTTATCGTCAAACACTTCTGTATAGGCAGTTTCAAACCGTACGCTATCCAGCTCCTTTCTAGCAAGTTGTGTAGCCTTAGATTCAAACCCAGGGAGACCACTATCTTTATCATTTTCTTCTAATCTAATAAGGTCTTCTTTACTAATACTTCCGTCTGCAGCAATCTCATTATATATATTAATGCCATTGCCTTCATACTCATTTTGCCGAAGAGCCTGACCTTCCCGATAAACCGCAGTTTCTGCCCGTTTTCGTGTATTAAGAGCCTGGTTAAATGTAGCGTTATCAGATAGACCAGCACGTGATGACCCGTAAGAAGTCAGTTCACCAGTTTGTGTATAGTTAGCACCTTGATACTGGAAGTCACGCAGGCTTTCAATATCTTGAGAGCTTAAACCATCTTGTGAAAAGTCAATTGATTTATTTGTAACCCATTCAGCAAACAGTTCAAACTTCTCTGCAGAAGGTGAGTCTGTTAACCACTCTGCGACACCAGCAGATTTAGCTGTCCCCCAAGCGTGATTCAATGCCTTAAAGTTATTTTGTTTGACAATAGACTCTTGTTCTTTGCGACCTTCTTTATCTAGATTGCTAAGGAATTGAGTCTGAGAGCGACGCATGATTGGGTAAACATACGTGTTAAGCATGTTTGCATTCATACCCCGACCGTCTTCACTTACAAAGCTTGCGGCATATTCACTCTCAAATGCCTTTAAGTTTGCCCGTCGTTCTTCAACTGTAGCATTAGGGTTTTCTTCGTCAAACCTCGCTTGCTCTTGCTGAGCAGCAGTATGGTAACTGTAGGCAGTGTTTTGAGCTACACCAATATTATTGATAAAAGCTTTGCTAGCACGTCTTTCGTACAATGCAAAGAGGGCATCTACATTACCACCCTCTGCAAGCTTTTGCCGCATAAACTCTGTTTGTTGGAATTCAGACTTAGTAAGATTGTCTCCCAAAGCCTGAATAGCTACAACTGTTTTGTAATCAGCTCCAGCTGCATAGGCTATTTTAGCATTTTCCTGCTGGTTACGCTTAAGATCTAGTTCTTGGTATTGACCATACAACTCAAAAGCAGACTTAGAGAAAGCACTGAGTTGCTTAAAAGTATCTGCAGTTTGTGCTGCAGCAATCTTATCGTTCCGAGTCGCGATCTCGTTATCACGACGGAGAGCATCTAGAAATGCTTTTCGGTTTTCAGTTTCAAGTTTAAAGTTCTGTTCACGTTGATTTTCTTCTACACCTTGTGCAAGCTTCTGCGCTTGTAGGTATAGATTGTTTTGTCTTTCTAGAGACGCCTGAGCCCGCTGTTTACCACGGATGGTGCGGGCTGTTTCTTCTTTAATTTTACCGGTTTCGTCAGGAGCTTGGATCTGGTAATCCCTAAAGCTCCCCTGCTGTGCAAAGCTTTTAAATTTAGACATAGGTTAGCCGTTAGGGTTATTATAACTTTGAATACCGGCGGCAATACTCAAACCAGACTGTGCACCTTGGATAGCACCGCTAAGACCAGCCAGGAGTGGGCTAGATGTCATAGCAACATTCTTCATCGGCTTAGGAGGCTTGGCAGGTTTGAACACATCTTGATATTCAGGACGTGGCAGCGCAATCGGTTTAGGCATAGGCGGTGCAATCTCAGGCTTAAGTGCAATACTTGCTGCAGCATTGATAGCAGCTTGCAGTGATTGACCTTTAATTTTAGTACGTGCTGCCTTATCACTCATCGCAATACTGTCCCTAGTAAATTCAAAACCAACCTGATCCATGACCAGTTGTTGATTCATCTTAAAAAATTCTTGGTCAGTTGCTTCTAAATCAAACATAAGTTTATCAACAATAGCAGTTTGATTTGCTCCACTTTCTGCTAACATACCTTGTACGTTCTTAGCAGCACTACGTCCAGACATACCACGAGCTTGTGAAGCACCTGCTGCCTTTGCTGCTGAAACCCTTTCCCGCTGCACCGTGCTGACTGCAGCTGATTTAGATGATCGTTTCTTAAGACCAACACCAGCTGCGGCGGCACCATAATTTAAAAGCGTTTGAGTCTCGTCTAATGCTAAAGAGATCTCTTGTTCATGCTTTAATCTATCTTGATCAATATTAGCAGCTTTTGTTGCAAGTAGGTTGAAACTGTTCTGTTGTAATGCAGTAGAAACTGATTGATCATATACACGGTTAGCTTGGGCAAATTCGTAAGCACGAATACCCATGTCATAATTATAACGCTGAACCGATTGATACTCTTGAAACTGAAGGTTAGCTTCGTTGTTTCTCTTTGTAATTTCAAGACCTTCAACAGCAAATTCATACTGCCGTCCTGCTTCTCCACCAAGTTTTTTACCTTTTCCGTATTGGAAGTTGTAAACATCCTTGTTATATTTATTTTGCCGGCTAGCGGCTTTTCTGGCTTGAGAGTTTTGTTGGGATTGACCAATTCCACTCATGACGCCGCCCAGTACTGCCCCGCCTAAGGCGATCCATCCTGCTGGCATAATTAAGCCCTCCTATAGAAACGTGGTGTATACTGCCCTTCCCACATCATAGCATTAACTGCAACAGGAAACGGTGAATTGTTAAACATTTTTAATCTAAAATTTTCTGTACGTTGATGGATGGGAATAGTAAATACGTTTTCATTATCAAGGGGTACATCATTAGCTAGATACGTGTTAGCCTCAATTGTAGGTTGCACGCTAAACCAGTCTTGAATGAAGAACCTAATCTTTGCATTGTTAGCTGGGGCTGAGTTGAAGACAATAGTTGTGTCGTTACTAAAACTAAATCCAGTTTGGTTGACACCGTTAACAGTCACCTTAACATCAGACCTATCTACATAATCCAGGTCACTCTTGTTAAACGTATAAGTAGTAGTGGAGCCATCACCAGTAAACTCAAGTTCAAAGGGTAGTCTGCCAGTCTGCTGTACTTTAAAGCTCATCATACCAGACAAACCAACAGAAAATTTCATACGTGCTACAGTAAGGTTAGCAGTAAAATCTGTTACCTTGGGGTCTGGTCTGAAGTAAGTTCTAGGTAATTCAACATCTAAGTTGTATTTAAAGCCTACAATAACATCAGATGCAACGCTACTTAAATCTTTGTTAGCTACACTAAAGAAAGGACCGGTGCCATCACTGCCACGTTCTGGTGTAACAGTAAAACCTGATTCAACAAATGAACCAGAACTTGTATTACCTTTAATTACAATAACAGGTGTCAAGGTAGAGACATCATTGTAAGGCAGGTAGCACTTAGAAATTTTAGTAGTTGCATCATAAACAACACTAGAAGCAGTTGCATACAAATCTACACTAGGATTAACCTTTTGACCCTGGTTGTTCACAATAATAGCTTGCTCAGGGCTTTGACTAAGTGCAGCTTTAGACAGTACAAATTGATTACCTTGCTTGGTAACAGCGTACATATCATCAGAATTAGTCTCGATAAATTGTACAGTACCAGGCATTAACCAGCTTGTCCAAGCTTCCATTAAATTTTCCTTACCATCATTATAATACCGAAAGATAAAGACCTCGTTTGATGACTGACCAGATGCTGCAATCATTGAGTTTTGTGGGCTAGAAATCATCTGATCAATATCAGGTGAAATCCACTCTTTTACAATCCTTGATAAATCCAGGACCTGGGGGTTATCTTGCTGGCCCCTAGTGACCATACTAAATATACGAGAGTAACCAGGTGTTTTAGTAATAAAGTTGAGATTAGTACCCACATCAACAGGTTCGATGTTTCGATCCATCTCATAATTAGAAAGCGCTCGAATAGTAGCCAATGCAGGCGTAAGCACACCAGCATCAGCAAACATCAGAAACTGTTGGTTTTCTGAAAACAGAACCACACCCTGAGCTGTAGGTAATGCAGCGTGTAAAGCAGTAGGTTTGATGGACGAGCAGCTAATATCAATAGGGTCTGATTCAATAGTAGTCTGTGCTGACTTAAAATAAAAGTTATAAAAGTCACCAGATTGACTCATGATTACGTTGTCCTTAGACAAGAAACCTAGTCTATTGCTATTAAAGAATCCAGCGGTAATCTTTTCATCTACAAAACTGGGATGTGAGTTAGTCTCATCATCACCAACCAAGCGGTCTTCATATGTAATTTTTTGAAAGACAAATGTATTTACAGCAGTGTTGATAAGCTCGTGAGGTAAAGTAGAGTTATTAAGACCAGGTGATACACCAGGATCCCTAGTCTCCTCCCAATAACCTTCACCCGACACACCGTCATGTGCTACAAATTTTGCCCAGTATGTATCAGCACTAGAGTTAGTGTTGACAATTTTTACAATACGGTTGTGCACTGATTTAAAAGGCAGCTCCCCAACGCTAGCTACTTCATCCTCAACTGCTGTCAAGCCTTTGTTATCAAGACCACCTTGAGCATGGATGTCCATAGCAATAGTGCTGCTAAGCTCCAAAGAGTTAGCTAGTTTAGTGACAGTTATCTGAGCATGATCACCTGACATACCATTAATACTGGATTCTAATTGAGTTAGAATTGTATTAACGTCAGCAGAACTAGGAGTTGTATAACTAGCAGTTTGGGTCGATCCATTAATTGTAATCTCAATTGTATAGGTAGTTGAAGAAGTTACATACTGAACCTCAACACTTGCCGCACGGTGAGCATTAAAAGTAGGGGTTGCCTGTGCAGTTACAGTAACACTACTATTAATAACAATAGAAGTATCCTGTACGGTGATAATTTTGTAGTTAGTCTTAGCACCACTCAGATATGCCTGAGAGCCAGTACCGTACGTAACAGTACAAGCAACACCACTAACTGCGTTCCAAATGCTAATTGCATTTCCTTTGATGACACCTACGTATTCTTCGTCGTCATCACGTTTAATATAGAACCACTTACCATCATCATAAGTAGTACCAGTTCCCAGGTTAACGATATGCTTAAAACCCGGTCGTTTAGTTAGACCATATGTTGCATCAGGAAATCCGTTGTAGCACTCACGGACCTGGCCTGGCATCATTTTGTCATCTGATTGTTTGGATACGCCACCAAGGTAGCTATTGATCCGTTGAGTAACTGCAACCATTTATCGATAAAGTGCGTTGTACGGTTTGTAACTTGTGTATCTATTAGTGTTACCGGAGTGACCAAAGTATGTATAGTCACTTTGATTACACTCATACTCCATTGCCATAGCTCTAGTAAAAGCTTCTTTTTGTTGTAGGATTTGGTATTGGTTACCGTCTCCAACAATACGACTAGAAACAACAGTAGCAGCGCGGGCTGTAATGAAGTCAGCAATAGGTACAGGGAGATCAACCCAGTCAAACAACCAGGTGATGTCGCACTCTACCTTCTCAGTAAACGTATAGGTATGATTAGCTTTGTCATAAAGTTTACCATTACGTCTGATTACATCTTTATCCATATTAGCAGCGTTGCGTGTTAGGTCAAGCTGCAACATATTATTAGGGATAAGGATTTCGTTATTATTGTCAGGAGTCATGTCGTAATGAAACTCCTTATTAAATGACCATCCCTCAGCCTGTACTTCCCTAGAGACTTCGAGTAAAGTCTGATAGGCAATCGCAACGTCCGGGTTGGTTTGATCTAGGGTAGTAACAGGTGCTTGACCACATGACTGCAAAATTTGATTTACTGCAGGAAGCTCCTGTGTTGCATTAGTGGTAGGAAATGTCATTGATTCTCATTCTCAATAAGGAATTAAAAAAAAGGAGCCCCCGAAGAGGCTCCCAGATAAATATCAGAATGCAGAAGGTGCAGTAGCACCCACGTACAGCTCAACAGCTGCAGCAGGGTTCAGATAGTCTGCACCACAGGCCAAGCGGCCGAGCATCACGTCGCCTTGGTAGACCACGGACACGTCGCCACTGGTGACTTGCACCTGAGGACCGATGGCTTCGACCATACCGGCTGCTTCCTTTTGGAAGATCAGACCGCAGGACTTGGAGCCAACTTCAGCAGCAGTACCGTAATCATTGTTGATACCAGTAGAAGCGCCAGAAGCGTCTTCCATGGTTTCACCAACGAAGGAACCGGTGTTACCAGGATCGACCTGACCGGTGGTACCGCCATACTTGGTACCGTAGTTGCCCAGGAACGGGATGTTCATAGACTTGTAGATCTTGATACCAGCGATCTCAATGATACCGTTACCACCTTGCAGTGCGGTACCTTGAGCATCACGGTTCACAAGACCGTTAGATCCAACAGCTTGGATCAGTTCATAGTATTGACGGGGGTTGAGGACAGCAACACGGCCATCGCTAGAGACACCCTTTTCGTCAAGAGCAGCAGCTGCATCATAGAATGCAGCAACCAGGTTAGCGGAGTTGTAAGCGTCAGAATCGTTAGTGGTAGAACCCACACGAATCTGAGTACCACCCGGCTCAACATAGTTAGTAGCAGACACAGGGGAAGCCTGACGTGCACCGCGTGCAACAGCACGGAATGCAAGACGGTCATACTTTTCTGCCAGAGCATAGCCGATTTTACGGCTGATCTCCGAACGCAGATCGTAGTGAGCCAGAACTTCGTCCAGTTCATACACGAATGCGGAGCTAATCAGAAGGTCATCAATAGTGATGGTCTTCTCAGCCACCGGAGGTGCGCCATTGCTATCACCCAGGATGCTGTTTCCAGGAGTATGGAACTCAGACTTGGTACGACCCGTGTAGATGAACTGCAAAGATTTGCCGTTCTTCAAGGTACGCTTCATAATCAGATCACGAGCGATCGTGTTATGCTGGAAGCCTTTGAACATCTCGCCACTAAAGAGCTTGAGGTACAGGGCGCGCTTATCACCAGATAGGTTAGCTTGACCCAGCTGAGTAAGCTGAGTCGGGTTTACAGAAGATTGAAAAGCCATTGTATTAGTTAATTAATATGAAACACTACCAATCGATTGATAAAAAAAATTTTGTGGTAAAAATTCTAAGGTCTTCTACCAAACCGGTTCGGCAAAGGGTGTCCGCGTACGGGCCAATGCCAAATACTGAAGGGGAGCATTGCACTCCCCAGTCCGCTTTTACGGAATCAGTCGATCTCTTTATACACTACACCACGGTAGCGGAGGGCATCAGTATGATAGCGCTCTGCACGCTTTTTCTGTGATGCAAGGAAACGAATGAGATTGATAGACATAATAGTTCTCCGTAGACCCTAGCCCCGTTCCATGCTAGGCAATTATGCGTCCCACTAAAGGGATGAACGTACGAAGATTAGCCGATTGCCGGAGCAGTCAGCGCCACTGGAGTAGTCTCAGCTGCTGCCAAGTCCAGTGGGAAGTTGTGGGCATTGCGCTCATGCATGACTTCCATACCAAGACCAGCTCGGTTAAGGATGTCTGCCCACGTGTTGATCACATGACCATTGTGTACAATTGATTGGTTAAAGTTAAAACCATTCAAGTTGAAAGCCATGGTAGATACACCAAGAGCAGTAAACCAGATACCAACAACAGGCCAAGCTGCCAAAAAGAAGTGGAGACTACGGCTGTTGTTAAAAGAAGCGTACTGGAAAATAAGACGACCAAAGTATCCATGAGCTGCAACGATGTTGTAGGTCTCTTCCTCTTGCCCAAACTTGTAACCATAGTTTTGGCTTACTTCCTCAGTCGTCTCTCTAATAAGACTAGACGTAACCAAGCTTCCGTGCATAGCACTAAACAAGCTCCCACCAAACACGCCGGCAACGCCAAGCATATGGAACGGATGCATAAGAATGTTATGTTCAGCCTGGAATACGAACATATAGTTGAAGGTTCCGCTAATACCAAGAGGCATAGCGTCTGAGAAAGATCCTTGACCAAAAGGGTATACAAGAAAAACAGCAGAAGCGGCGGCAACAGGTGCACTGTATGCCACAAAGATCCAGGGACGCATACCTAGTCTATAACTAAGTTCCCATTCTCGTCCCATGTAAGCGTAGATACCGATAAGGAAGTGGAAGACAACGAGCTGGAAAGGTCCGCCGTTGTACAGCCATTCATCAAGGGTGGCTGCTTCCCAAATTGGGTAGAAGTGGAGGCCAATAGCGTTGCTAGAGGGCACGACGGCACCTGAGATAATATTGTTCCCATACATAAGGGAGCCGGCAACTGGTTCTCTGATTCCATCGATGTCTACAGGTGGTGCTGCTACGAATGCAGTTACAAAACAAATTGTAGCTGCGAGGAGGGTTGGAATCATAAGGATACCAAACCAACCAACGTACAGCCGGTTGTTGGTGCTGGTTACCCAGCGGCAGAACTCCTCCCAAGTGGAGCGGCTCTGTTGTTGTGAAAGAATAGCGGTCATTAAAAAGTGCGGTTATGTTTTACAGTCTTATGTATTTGAGCACTTTTATTAGGGGCGACCAAGGCTCACATCCAGTGCCGCCCCGTCTTTATCAGAAGTTATACTTAGCACCAATCTTGGTGCCGTAACCGTTATCATCACCAGTGATGAATGAGACTTCACCATACAGGGACAGGGTTTCAGACACAGAGTAGGAGCCACCGGCCTTACCGGACAGCTCAACGTCACCATCTTCACCATCCATTTGGATCAAAGCAGGACCACCCTGGACATACCAGTTAGCACCTTCGTAACCGACGTGAACGTCAGTCACAGTACCTTGGTAGTCAGAGCCAGTGTAGCCAGAGTTGGCTTCCACGTTTGCGTAGGGACCAGCGATAGCGCCTTGGGCACAGCCGAGGAGGAAACCGGCAGCAATAATAGATTTCATAATTAATTAATAGGGGTTACTTTTTCTTTTTAGCAGTTTTAGCAGATCGTTTGAAGTTAGCAGCGGTAGGAGCACCAGGTGCCCCAGCCTTACGCATCTTTTCTCCCGATCCTTGTTTGATCCTCATCCTTTTAGCATGGATGTTTGCATAGAGACCACGTTTAGCCATAGTTAACACTTCCATTTACGTAGTGCAAGAGCCTTACGGGTGGGCCGTCCCTTGCTGTCTTTCATCGGTCCCTTGACTCCACCCATCCGGGCACAGAAGGACTTCTTTCGTTTACCACCACCAGGTTGTGGGGCTTTCAGATTAGAGCCTGTCTCTCTGTTGTATTTAGCACGTCCAGCAGCAGTCAAGCCACCTGACCGTGATTTATGTTTACCGATCTTCAAGCTAACTGATGCCTTGCTCATTTTTTCTTAGGCGGACGACCTTTCTTTGTACCGTACGTTCCTTTACCTTGTGGCATTACCAGACTCCGGGGATAATTTGACCAGTGATTGCATAAGCACCGAGAGCCGCCATGATGCCAAGCATAGCAAGACGACCGTTAAGCTTCTCAGCCTTTTCATTGTGGGTTTCAGTTACATCCATAATTGTCATAGGTGGTTCAATTGCATAGAGGTTCAGACGACCCCGTTCTTCAGTAACAGTAGTCATCAGAATGATACATTAGAGCGATCAAGCTTACGCATCACATCCTGACGATAAGCTGGGTCGTTATCATAGCGTGGATCAGACATGGCTTGCACAACCTCTGCCTGACTACGGAAAGTACCACCAGTTCCAGGCGATTTACCTTGAACAAGATTACCTTCCACACCGTTGGAATCACGGTAACGATAGGACAAAGCCTGCACTGCCCAATAAGCAGCAGAAGGATCACCCTTCTCCATGATGTCATCATAGGCATCGATCTCTTCGCTAGTCAGGTTTTGACTTGCCCAACCAAGCATCTCATTATACTGCTCGTCACCACCAACAGCACTTTTTAGACTGTCAGCATACTCTTCTGTCATCTGTGTTTGGTTATTTGACTCCGCTTTGTTACGGTATTCCAAATACATCTGAGCTAGTTCATTTGGATCTGCCTTTGCAATTTGCTGCAAAGTGTCATCATCATATTGCTCTGATTGAGACTGTTCCCAAAGCTGATCTAGCAGAGATTCAGTAGATGATTCCTCTTCTGTTTCTTCTGATGGTTCTTCTGTAGGCTGATCACCAAGTTTCTTTTGAAGTTCAAGGTAAGCAGCTTCAAGTTCTTGAGCGTTTTTGTATTTACCAGCAAGACGCTGCTCTTGCTCTTGCTCCATCTGCTCACCTACTTGGAGAGAATCCTGCTCATCAGCATTAAGCTCTCCAGCGGGTGACTCATCTGGAATCATTGACATTACTTCTGCCATGTTTATTGTGGTGGTTGTTCTTGTTGTTGTGCTTGTTGCATTGCCTGCATCTCAGCTTGTGCTGCCTTTTGATCGACAGCAGCCATTTGAGGTGCTTGCTGTTGTGCCATCATTGCTTGTTGTTGTTCCATAGCTTGCTGTTGCTCAGCCTGGAGATCTTGTACGCTCTTCACAAGGTTGAGAACATCAATACCTTGAGAAGCAGCGAAGCGTTTGATCACCTCATCTGTATTGATAAACTTAGCAATGGACTCGGGTCCAATAGTTTGAGCTAACACAGTAAGGAACTGTGTCAAGCTGTCACGATCTTGACCACGACCAAGGGCATTGATACCAGCAACAATTGTAGGTTTAACAATGTTCTTAGGAAGACGTGGGATGTCACCAGATTTTTGAGCCATGTCTAGCTTACGATTAAGGTAAGGGACAAGAAACTCAACAGTCAGCAGGGAGAACAAACCACCCAGCTGCTGCTCTAGCTCCATCTGTGTCATGCGGACCTCTTCTGCAGTGGTGCGCTCGCTTTGTCTCACATTGAGAATAAGGAAAGCTTCACTCAGACGACGTTCGAGAACAGAAGTCATTTGGTAAGCAGTACCAAAGTCAGCGGTCTTACCCACCTGGATGACAGCAACGTCATCAGGTCTCCCCTGAATTATAGCACCGTTGCCAGCGTTGGCAAGGGTAGCAGGCTTAGTGGTAGAACTGGGGTTCACCACAAACACTACCTTAGCAGCTGCTGCGCTTCCTTCAACCAGGGCTTGTGTCAGTGCTTCAAGTGACTTCAGGTCACCAATGAACTGACCCACCCTACCACGTCCATAGTTCTCACCGTCAACAGTATTGAACCGCAACGGAATCCATGGGTTGGTAGCTTCTGGTGATTTACCTTCAGAACCTTTTAGCTTGTAATCATGTACCTCTTGATGCCATACAAAACGATTATTCTCTCGTCTCACATGTGTGTACACATCACATTCATCATCATGATCCCCGTAGGTATCACTGACAGTTTGGTTCTGGAGATAATCTACAGGAAGTTTATCTTCAACTAATTTTTTGTTGATACGTTCTTTAGTGACGATTTCAATCACGTTGCCGTTGCCATCACGATCGACAACAAAGCGATTCAAAGGATAAACCTTGAGTCCCTTACGACCCATGAATACCAGAACGTTACCACCGACAACTAGATGTAGCAGTGCCTGATGCACCGCCACTCTATCATCAGTAGATGCAATGGATTCAAGGATGATTCGTTCGACTTTTGCGAAAGACAAATCAAGTTCTGATTTAATCTCCGGACCCATCTCTTGCCCCAACTGACTTTCGTCAAGCTGTAGTTTAAAGAAGCTGGTTTGAACGGGCAGCAGAGCTAACATCAACTTAGATGCCAGAGTGACTACACCTTTCGCACCAACGCTTTGGTATGGGGTGAGAAGGTTCTTCATGCCAGAGGTATGTTCCTCATGACCACGAATCAAATAAGGGAGTGTCAGTTTAGATGCCTGTTCAGCTTCGTTTAAGAACTGAGAACGGTCACTGGATAAAACGTCATAGCGAGTTTTAGCTGACATCGTTTTAAATGTTCATTGATTTAATTTGTAGCTCAGGCCGACTAAACCTGGTTGAAGCACCAGGTCGGATAACCATCGACTTACCAGCATTTAGTACCTGAGCACTTTGTTGTGGAGCAGCTTGTCTAGTTTGAGCTTCTAAAGCTTGCTGCTGCATTTGTTGTATCCTCTCTTCGTTTCTAGCCTGAGCTTCAGCAAACTTTTGGTTAGCCTCTTTCATTTGGTTTTGAAAGGTGCTCTGTAAATCTTTAATTTGATTTTCAAAACTTGCAGACTGCTTTTGTTGCAGATAATCTTGGGCACGATGACCAAAGAAAAACTTTTGATCGTAGCCGGCTTTAATAATATCTGCAATACTCATCCCGGCGGCCTCTGCTTTTTTTACAGGATTTAATCCTTGGCCCCCATATGTCGCTCTAAAGTCAGCCATAATTTAGATATTGAGAGAAGAGATACGCATACCACGCCGGCTAAATGCACCGGACATACCACGTCTAGCAATTTGTGTGGCAGTTCCACTAGAGCCGTCAGCCATCTTGACACCCGCTACTTGAGGACGTTCTGACTGGTTAACCTGTGACTGAAGCATCTGCTGCTGTAAAGCAGCCATGCGGTCATTTTGTGAAGCCTGCATTTGTTGGAACATCGATTGTTGCTCCTGCATACTTTGTATAAACCCAGCCTGCATCTCTGCAATCTGATCAGCTAACAGGTCCTCGGCTGATGGACCCTCAGGGGTTGGGGTTTCTGGTACCGCTGGATCAGGATCAGTTGGCAGTGGTGTCGGTTCAAATCCAGTTGGCTTATCAGGCTCCCTATTCCCCTTGTTATTCCGATCGGGTCGGCGTCCACGGTTGTCATATTCACTTATCTGGCGTGCAAAATCAGCACGTTCTGCACCACGTTTAATCTTCAGTGGTTCGTAGGTAGGACGTTTAGCAGCGGGAGTTCGATAGCTCTGTGCTCGTCGGTCAAACTCACGTGCTGCCTGGCGATAGTCACCGATCCTACGGTTCCTAATTTTACGTAGGCTGATGCCTTTTTTAGCTGCCTTACGGCCTTCCTTTTTACTGATCTTACCGTCGCGGCTGATCTCGGAAATAAATTCCCTTCTTTTAGCCTTCGATTTTTTACCCATTAGTTCTCCTCCATGTATTGGATGACCCACTCAACGACACTACGCTGACCAGATCGGTACATAATTTTTTCCATTGAATCTTCTGGTGTAGGATTGGTGGGTGGAAAAGATTCTTCCAGCTTAGCAAGCATGGCATTTGCTGTCATACCCCTAACATCTAGAAGATTAAGGTCAGGCATATTGGGGGAGGTTGACATTACTATGCTCAAAAAAGGCTGGCATTCTAGCAGATTTAGTTGCGGACAACTCTGGGGCTTTGCCCTCATACATCAGCCGGTCGCTAGAATCCAGCCAAAATTTTTTGTCCAAATATTTATCGGTAGTATTAATACCTAGTGGTTGCATTACCCAATTGATAGTTGCCTTCCTGAGTTTATCAAGAGAAGGACTGATGTTATACCCCAGCTCAGTATGAACCAGACTATTGGTAGCCACATGAATTTGTTCATCTCTGGAAATATCAGCGCTGACGGTTCTCATCCCAGCGTCACCATTAAAGCGGAAGAATGGTAAAAGAACGAAGAAAATCGCACGCTCGGCAACCATCGCTTTGGTGATCGTATGATCTGGATGTGCCTCCCAAGCGGTCTTAAGCCGAAGGGCTTCCTTTTCAGCTTGCGGATCAACACCGTAAGCATTGGCGATGTAACCAAGTGCGATGTCATGGTTTTCTTCATCTTTAACGTTGGATTCCAGTATTTCACGGGCCAACGTTGGTACTTCACTATTGAGGGCATTGGTGATAAAATCTCCCACAGGCAGTTCCATATGTCGCAATGCAAGAGCACGGAAGATTGCTTCCTCCGCGCCCTCTTTGCATGTACCAGCAGTTGTCTGTACTGGTGTCCATTTGCGCTTCCGCGCCATCATCTTTTCGTAAGGGTTCATTCTGCACAATCACATTGAGGTTCTGGTGTGTCCTCAAGCAGGCTGTTCAGATAATCATCGACTTCACTCTCTTCGAGAGCAGCATACGCGCTTGACTTATCTTGAACGTCGCCCATAACTTGGAGACTATAATAAAGAGAAGTCTGGGGCGATTCAAGCCACTCCTGGATGAACGCTTCATCATACGTGACCACATCGGACCACGAATTGAAGCTGTAACCATGTAGAAGTCCAGTCTTGTTAAGTAGAGTCATGATGCCATCGGCAACACGTTTGTAGGCTTCCCAGCCCACCTTAGAGGCGATCTCTACGTCACCGTAGTTGTATGTTTGTACTCCGAAAGTACCTGAGTCGCGATCAACTGTCTGCGAGATAGGCGGAGCGATTTCTGGAGTGCAAGTATAGCCATCCAGATCTGTGCTTCGATAACTGCAGGAGGCAGTTGGCGCAATAGCAAAGGCTCGAACCATTTTAGCGTTGCGAGCAATGCTGGCTGCAGACTCAATGCCAGCGTTAATTTGGGTGACAAGTTCATAGGCTGCAGACCGTACTGATTCTCCTTTGTTGAATTGTTCCAACGCACGTCCAAACTGGTCATACGTTACTCCGTATCGACGAAGTAGGTTAGCGAGTCCGAGGATACCGAGCCCCACTTGTCGGTCAGTTTCGCTAGGGAGATACTCTCCGCTGCTGCCGACACCTGTCTTACCATGGAGTTCGCACAATTGGGACATACCTTCAGTAAAAGCGTTAGGGATGTCGTCGAACTCACAGGCACCGAGATTGACATGTTGGAGTAAACAGGTACCTCGTGAGGGCAGGTAAACTTCAAGGCAGACATTACCTCGGATTCGATTTCCTTCATTGTCGTATTTTACTTTGTTGAGCCAAATGTCACCTGATTTAATACCGAAGAGAATGTCCTCCTTAAACGTACACCTCTCCCACCACTCATCGGTGATGTTGATGCAACGTTTAACCCACGGTAGCTCGGATCTAGGAGTAGAAATAAATTCACGAGCATCAGGGTGGCTAAGGTCCAAATGACATACCACCGCGCCGTTCTTGTAGATACCCCCACGACGAAGGATTTCATTTAGTGTTGAGTAGATTTTAGCAAAGGAGACCGGTCCAGATGCAACCAATCCTTTTCCATTTTCTTCACCTCGGGGTCGCAATCGCGACAGGTGTACCGCGCAGCCTGCTCCGAAACGTAGAGCATGTGATACAAATCGCCAGCTTGCTTCAATTCCATCGGGTCCCTCCATTGAGTCTTCGACAGTGAATACGGTGCACGAAACCGGTAGGCGGGACGTTGGGTCATCGATCCAAGATTGGACACGTCCCGTGCGAGAAATATAAGATGCGGTCATGGGTTGATAAGGTCGTTCAATACAGGTGGTTGGTAGTTTGGTCCTTTGAGAACCTTGCCGTCAGCACGGCGAATAGGTGTACCGTCTAATCCTAGCTTAGACAGGTTGCTTCTGTGGACGCGATCCAGCGCTTCCTCCAGATCCCACTCCATATTCTCAGCATATTGAAAGCAAACATACACAAGGTCTGCAAGTTCTTTCAGTTCGTTTTCGTAAGGTTCGTTGTGAAAAGCACTACGGAATTCATTGTACTCTTCATCGATCAAACCCAGTTGCATAGTCCGGTTGTCCGGCGTATTCTGGATCCCATACGCTGAACGGAATTGAATTGCTTGATCGCTCAGACTGTTCGACCTGCAGTGTTGTGTGTTTGAGTTCATTTTCAAGGTAGTGGATAGCCTTTTTAAGATCTTTCTCTTTCGATTCAGAAGACTTGTAACCGGCTCTGCAAATATATTTAATAGCACAGCCAAGATGATAGTTTAAATCCCAGTCTCGGATTGCATCCCAGCATTCGATTGATCCTCGGGTGTAGTAGTCGGGTGAAAAGTGGGCCATTTTTTAACTAGGTTACTGACGGTATTGGATAGGACAAAGTTTTGTTTTTGCAATGCAAGGAAGACAGTAATGATGTCCTCCTTTGTTGCATCAGGAAGTAGATCGTTTAGCCTTCTCATCTTTAGATCCTGCTCCATCGTCAATTCGATAATCGGCGGCGGGGGTCCAAAGAATTGGCTGTTGCTTGTGGAAGTCATAGTCAGATGCTGTGAGGATCTTTGCAAGTCTTGCATTTTCGAGGGCAACATCTTCCGAAAGATCTTTGTCAGCAAACGCTTGGGTGACAGTCTTCCAAGAATACCCCTTCTCTTCAAAGAGGGTGATTGCACGTTTAACACCAATACCGGGACAACCGGCGTAACCATCTGTCTGATCTCCTGCTAATGTTTGTATAAGGTGCCACTTCTCTCCCTCTGCCTTTTCCACATTCATCATTTCTGACATGTCAAAGAGGCGACCAGGGATTTGGCGCATGTCCTTATCGGGTGAGCAGATGCAGCACTTGCCACTGTTCTGTGTAGCATAAATACCCAAGGCATCGTCAGCCTCAAGCGTTGGCATGATTACAACTTTGTACTCAGTCTTGAGTCGGTTGATCACACGTTTGTAACCGCAAGGTTTCTTACGATTGCGATGCCCTTTGTATGCGGGCTGGATAGATTTACGAAAGTTTACACTATCGCTAAAGAACAGAATTAGTTCAGGTACATCCCAAAGAAAATTGTTAATGATCTTGAGAAGCTCACGCTTGACAGCAGCATAGGCTTCGCTGAATTTACTTGTGACTAGAATTACATCATCACCCCAATCAATTTCTGTTTCGGTAGCAGCACAGCATTTGTAGACCACGTAATCGGCGTCTACAAGTAACTTCACCTACCTTGTCCTCGGTATGCTTTCTTACCACGCTTGGGTACAGAGTTACGTCCTTGTCCTTGGCGGGTTTTCTTTGCGACTGATTTAATCTCAGCCTTGTTCTTTTTGCTGTACATTAATGGGTTTCACTCCAGTTGTTTCCGTGTGTTGCTTCCGCGTCGATTCGGATGCGCATGTTGTAGTACTCCCCAGCCGCTGTAGCGCTATATACCAGGGATGTAGATAGGTCTCCGACGTGCTCAGGGGCACACTCGAATTGTAGCTCGTCATGAATAAATCCTAATTGAGCAGCACATATCTGTGCCTCTCTCATTGTATCTTGGTTGATTACCATCCAACGCTTCGCAACCACACCGGCTCCTGACTGGAGGCAGTAGTTCAAAGCTTTGTGAGGCGAGTCAACGTTAACTTTTCGTCCATCGATAGACTTGATGAACCCTCTTTCTGCAGCTTGTTTAATAGCTTTGAGTAGGCCATCCAATCCATCAACCGCGTCCACATACGCGGCACGAATCTCTTTACCTTTCTTTTTTGCAGCGCTGGTTGATAGCTGTTGGTCATAAGAGTGTCCGATTTTTTCGTCACCTGCACCGTATAGAAAAGCGTAGGTCACGGTTTTCACTTGTCGCCTTGAGATTCCAATCTTGTCAGCATTGATCTGATGGATGTCATCCTCAAGTAATAGTTTTGCGTATCTTCCTCCGTCATACCGTGCAAGATAATGAGCGAGCATCCGAAGCTCAATCCCGCTAAGATCAGCGCCGACCATACGTAAACCCGGACTTGGTATAAAGAGTCTTCTAAATCTTTCATCTGATGGGACTTGCCCGAGGTTGGGATTACGGTGAGCACAGCGAAAAGTATTAGTCGCTACACTACAATGGTGGTGAATTCTTTTAGCACTCGTACTCAACTTCAGCCAGGCGTTCGCGCCTTCGCTGATCATTCCAAGCATCTTCGTTATCGTCAAAATCCGGAGGAACATCGTCGCTACTTCCGAATTCATCTCCTTCAGGATCACCTCGTCGATAACAGGTTTCCCAGTAGTTGTCTTCTGGCTTGGAGTCCAGCCATAGAATTGTTGCAAGATCCATGATATATGATCCCGTGATGATGTGTTGAGTTCTTTCAGTCGAGTAAAGGGTGCACCCTTGACATATCCTTGCGTGCGGTTATCTCGTTTAGGAGTGAATTCCGATCCTCGGACGAAAGGGTGCCGGTTTCGTAGTAGCTCTTCAGTTTCTCGTAGTTCTCTGGTGAGAGAAGATGCAAGTTGCCATGCAGCGTTCTCATCAAAAGACCATCCATGAATCTCCTGCTCCGTAAGGATTTGTTGTACTTCGTGTTCTAACGCGACCCATTCAGGTAGGGTTGGAAGTGTTTCCATAGTTTGGTGGTAACGTGAACGTCTTGTATGCAATAGTCTTCCATTTCCTGGGACCAATCTGTCCAATTAGAAGTGGAACCGTAGTCACCTTTACGTTCATCTAATCTGTAGCCGTAAGATTCAAGTGAGTGTTTACCGTACAACTTAAGAGGCATACCATCCCAGGTACGATTCTTATCCAAGTTGATCATGTCGGGGTGGTAGAGTCTGCTAAGGAGTAGAGTATCGACCATATAAGCAGGCTTACCAAACCAAGGGTAAAGTTTGCGAATAACAGGTATGTCGTAGCCAATAATGTTGTGACCAATAATCCTGTCCGCGTCCTGGAGTCTTTGCAAGCCTCTTGATATTGGCTCACTGGACCCTGTGTCATTGTACGCAATCGTCTGATCTGTCGAGAGATCGTGGATAGCAAGGCAGTGGATGGTACTAACATCATGCAGTAGACCGTTTGTTTCTATGTCAAAGATTAGACTCACTTCCCATTCCATCTGAACGTTTTATCTTTAAATTGTGCACGTTCGATAGCTTGAGTAGTAGGTGGGTTAGGTCGTTTAAGTTCAGAAGTCTGTTGCTGCATTGAACTCTGGTTCTGGTTGAGTTTCATAGAATTTACAGGTAGGGAGATCATAACTTAGCTGACAGGCTACTCCAGTTTCGCCCGAATAACGATTTTTAAGGATTCTAACAGTCGTAGAACCTCCAGCTTTGTCGGATTGTTGATCTCTTTCCAATCCAATACACGCGTCGCTGAGTTGAGCGATTGCAGCAGATCCGCGCAGTTGTCCGAGCGTGACTCGTGCTCCTTCTTCATGATTTTGATCCGATGATGTACGTTTGAGATGTGATACCAAGAACAATGCTATGCCTGTACGCTCCACGAGCGATCGAAGCTTAGTCATTGTAGTATCAATCATTCGCCGTTCGTCTCCGTCAAGCCCAGAAAGGAGGATGGAGAGGTGATCCAAGAAAATGATTCTACAGTCGAGACCTGATGCCAGGTACTCAATCCGATTATAGATAACATCAGGATCGTAGGAGCCGAAACCGTCAAACAAATAAAGGTTCCAATTAGCCATCGTAGCGTCGAACGCCTGAACAAGATCTTCGTGAGTATGTTCACCCAAGTGTAATGATTTACCGACATGGGAACTCATCAACCCTAGGGCTGTACGACGGTTGGATTCTTCCAACGCCAGATAACCGACCCGCTCCCCCTTGTCAAGAAGGTTAGTTGCAAGTTCACGACAGAAGCTGGATTTTCCGATACCAGATCCTGCAGTGATTGTAACAAGCTCTCCATATCTGATCCCGTGAAGCTTTGTTTGTAGTCCTTGAAATGGGTAGTCATGATCTGCAGCTGGTGATGGTGTGGTTACAAGATCTAAAAGAGTTTTGCCATCGACAATGCCATCAGGACGGAACGGTTTGGCGTCCCAGATAGCTCGGCATACAGCGTCTGAGTCATTAGCTTGGAGTGCGTCTGAGGCATCCTTGTAGTCGCCCTGGAGGTGGGCAATCTTGACTTTACCAGGTGGTAGTACACTAGCACACTCTTCAGCGGCTTGGCGACCTGGTTCGTCATTGTCGTAAAAGATAACAATCTCATCGTAGCCTTGCAGCAATGGGAGTTGTTTCTGTACAGCCTTCTTTGCACCAGCTGCACCAGATGGTACGGAAACCATCGGCCAACCTGGCATACATTCTGACCCACTAGCTGCATCCATCTCGCCTTCAAAAATGACGATACGTTTACCAGTAGTAGGGTAGAGATGCTGCCCGAAGAATGTACCAGGCACCTCACCCTCATACGAGAATGATTTGCCCTTTGTCTTTACCTTGGCACCTTTGACGATGCCTGATTCGTCATGATAGTAAAAGCGGAGCTTATCACCATCACGGTATATTTTGTACTTCTCACATACTTTCTGTGAGAGGTTACGCTTCTGCAGCCTTTGGGCTGAGCCTGTTATGTTCACACGTTTGGTTTCGTGAATGTGTAAAGAAGGTTCACCATCACCGTGCGTATAGTGATGGCAAACGAAGCAGTATGTGTGACCGTCATCATAGACACTCTTGGCATCTGACGATCCACACTCCTCACATGGCTCATGAAATAAGAATTCAGATGAGCCAGTCGAGGGGGATGTTTTGGAATGATGTCCAAGGGATGTCATGCTTATCGCACCACTTAGCGTATGTAGTTTTAGATTTCTTACTGATCTTATTGTATGGAGCCTGAAAGACCATACGCAAGTCAAGGTGTGGATTTAACTCCTTTACCGCCTTAATTTTACGTCGGTCAGCAGGTTCCCAATAACCCTTACATTCCAGCACGACACCATTGGGTAACACGAAGTCAGGTGTGTAGACATGCTGGATAATGTAACGGACTCTAGTTGTTTCGTACTCGTACTTGACACCAAGATCGACAAGCAGATCAGCTACCTTTTCTTCGAGCTTGGATCGAAAAGCCATCAGTCGTCAATCCCTTTCTCAATGATCTCCTCTACAATCTCGCTGATAGCACGACGCATCTCATACTTGAAATCGTTGCGGTCAGCTTTGTAGCGGGTAGCAGTGAGTTCAGGGAGGTTAACGGTTAGTGTACCTTTGTACAGCCCAGTGGCTGCATCTTTTTCAGTAATAAATTCAATCATCAGAAGTCGTCGTCAGAACCAGGAAGAACAGTAACAGCAGGATCGTTAGCTTTGAAGCCTTCAGTCTTGCCAAACAAGGCAGCTACATCTTCAGCAGCCATATCGCCAGTGTCTACACCAGCTCCTGAATTGAGAGACACCAGTTGTACACCAACCAGTTTAAGACTTGTTCCATAAGTGACGCCATCCTTGAGGATGTACGGCTTCTGATAGAACGCCAGCTTAACTGTGCTACCAGAATACATGGGCGTATTCTCGTCTGTGACAGGTGTGCCTTCGGTATCGACGACAGGCGGTCGGTTCTCTTCATTCCAGCTGAACTTGACTTTGTACTGATTGTCTGCAACCTCTTCCCAGGGTTCAGGCTTTAGCACAGAACGCTTAGGATTCTTGAGTTTACCTTGTGCCCACTGCAGTGATTCCTCACGGTCAGTTTCAAGGGCGTCAACCATGCTGCCATCAACAAGGGCAGACAGGGAATAACCGAACTTACTCGGTTTCAGTACAGCTTGATAACCTTCGAGGATCACAGGCTGTTCAGTTTTGTGGATAGTACGTGGCATTAACAGAAAAAATAAGTGGATTCAATCACGGATTCCGGTTCAAGGTCTCCAATGATCGGTGGTTCAGTCTCCGCTTCTATTTGGTCAGCGAAGTCTTGCAAGTAATCATGCTCTGCGAAGAGGTGCATATATGTCTCTCGTACAATTGCACTGAGAGAAGACATGTCAGTAGCACGACACAATACAGAGTCATGAATGAGAGCGATCGGTGCGTCGAAACGAAGCGCAGAAAAGTGGAGCAGTGATGCATCGAGTGAGTGAATTAGATTCGGCGCAGTTGCATTCTTATGGTGTTGCTTATCAACCTTGTCAGATTCATCAACAGCAACCTTCAATCTACAACGTCCATGAAGCTGTAGCTTGATCTCCTGTGTTTTTCTTTTCATGAGCTTCTGGGTAACAACAAAACCAGATGGTGTGACCCACGATAGTTCTGTCTTACCCCTATCAATTGCCTTAGCAACCTCAGACTCAATCCAAGACATGACAGCCATGGGACCAGGTACGACCTCATCCATAGCATTTCTAACAGCAACAACTGTCTTTGTCAAGTCGTCTTTGTCAATCTCAACACCCTTCTCTTTTAGTGCGTCCCTGATGTACCCACGGTTACTAAACGGTTTAGCATTGTAAGGTACCGTCATCACAACCCTTTTGACAGTTTTTCTGTCCATGTAGGGTTGGATAGATTTAGGGCAGTAAGGTGTAGCAGTTTGAGCTACTACCTTGTAAGCATCTTGTGGACGATCAGATGGAAGAACGTTGACTAACTGAGCAGTGTTACGATCTCTGGCTAAACCTGCCAGTATCTGTAGACCACTACAAGTAGCATCTGTAGCTATCATGCTGTGTGTAAAGTGACGATCACATTTTAACACACAATGATAATACTCATCACACGCTGCAAGGAACTGCCAGGGCTCGTCAGCAGTTTCCCATTTGTGAATGTGTGAGACGGGATCAGAAGCGACACAAGATATAAAATGTGTGTTGTTCTTTACCCATTCCAAACGTTCAGCCATGGGAGCTTTATCAAGACCATATGTTGTGGCTACTTGAAATGCTAACCAATCCTCTGCTTCTGGTGTCATGTAAGACCCCTCAGCAAATACTAACAAACTTTTTCCAAAGTCTGTATCTTGTGGTGTGAGGAATGCAGGAATCGGATATGCTCTTCCACGGTAATCAAACGACCACGGAATGTAGAACTTATCTCGTTCCTTGAACCTAGCAACAGCTTCCATCGTCATGCGTGTTCTACATGACTTCCTAAATTCTTGTGCTTGTAAGTTGTGAACCTCAGCACAAGCTCTTCTGTATGCTTGACGAGACTCTTTGTTCTCTTCAATATCTACAGGCTTGGGTGGTAGTTCATGATGAACGATAGGGAGAAACTTACCAACAGCTCGTTCCAATCTATCTAGCTCTTCCGCTACCCCTACAATAAAGGGGTTTAATCGGTAAGCAACCTTCTGAATCTTGTTCAGAAAACTCAAAGGTTTATCCCCCTGTATACGGTGGCCCGTACCCCGTCGAACCATGTCATGACCACGCATCACCTCGTTAAGGATGTAACCCCCGTGCCTATCATTTTCCCAATCATTTGGTTCAATAAGCATAGGCCATGCAAGTGGGCTGAATAGCTCAGCATCTCTCATCACTGCGTCCTTGATTTCTAAGAACGCTGGAGTTGGGATAACATACTGAGCACTTTTGCGTCCCTCTCGTCTCTCATCCTTGTCAAACCAGCCACTGCTTTGCATGATACAGTCGAGCAACCAGCCACCAAGTTTGATACGATTCGCACGCCCCCATGCATCCCACTGTTTTACATTGTAACGGTTCATAAGGGTGCGAACAACAACTAACTTCTGTTGTGTTCCAATAGAACGATGCCAATAGTTATCTTTTAATGTTTTGAGAAGACCAGGTGCATGTTTTTCATAGTGACGCATTTGACACTCTTGTTCAACAGCAACGCCGATGGAATCGCATACGTTTGTAGCTAAACTGCTTTTTTCTTTGTATGAGAACACCTTGTCAAATGTAACCTTGACGGCGATAGCTGCAGCAGCAAGTGGTTCAACATCACTTAGGTATTGCTGTATTTCTCTGAATGCTATACCAGCGTTACCTTTTCTCAAACGTGATGTAGTTGCTTCAATACGTGCCACCACAAGAGGCAGCAAGGTATCAATAGAAGCAGCTCCATACACACTAGCAGACGCATACTCTTTGCCTTCTAAGTCGCGTGTGTTCTTGTGTAGTTTCTTTAATCCTTGAGCAATCGCATCACGCTCAAGTTGTATCTGTTCATCAATCTGGGCTGGTGTAGGCAATAGGCTCCTCTGCGTCCGTGGTGAATGTGGAATCGAGATCGTAGCACTGAGTCAGCTCAGGGTAGATCTCACTAAGTTCTTCAAATTGTTTAATCGAGATAATGCTCATCAGTAACAGGTGTAACGTGGCGGATTTGATCTTCAGTGACAACAGTAAATTCTACACCCTCAGCCATAAGTAATCGGATGCGTTCTTCTGCTGCGTGTTGTTTTTGGTAGACAAACTCTTTGACTTTGCCTTTGTTGGTGTTAGCGCGGATGATACAACAAACAGAGCTTGGGATCTCCCAGCCGCGCAGCTTCCAGTCTTCAAATTCCTCCCATGTGGGAGTTGCTAGGAAGTCTTCAGGCATCTCATTCCATGCCTCCCAATTGTTTGGGTAATACTTACCACTCATCACATAACCTCACATCTAGGACATTTTGACTGCCACCGGACAACTCAGCAGCAGCCCATGCAGCGTGCTCTGAATCGGGTGCTAAAAGATAGCGCACCTGACTGTCAGTCGTTGTTTTGTACTCGTACTCTTTTAGTTGTGGTTTTTGTAGCACGGCTTGTAGTTGGGTTGGTGGTGTACGTTTCGCGGGATGCTAATTCTTTATAGATGTCATCCCATCTGTGCCCTTTGTTGCCATAATGATGTAGCCAACACAGCACAGCATTTTTGATGAAGTAGTCATCATCCAGTGATTTACTTTTTGCCATAGTATTTAGAAGTGATACGGTTAGCGCGTTGCCAGATGATAGCAGACGCGAACAATCCCACCATACCGACAACGGCAAGGATGATGTTTGTTTCAGTCCAAAGCATGTAGCTGCGTCCGTGGTGAA